GCGCCCAGAACAGGGTGGCGATGGCAACTGCCTCGTTGTCATCGGCGGGGCTGAACCCGCGCGCCCGGGCAGCCGCCATCATCGCGGTCTTGTCCGCGTTGTCCTTGCCGGTGGCATGGCGCTTGAGCGTGCCGACCGGCACACCCTGATAGGCAATGCGCGTCGTTTCCGCCCATGCCGTCAGCGTGGCCAGAAGCCCGCCATAGACATGCGCCGCATCGGTGCCCGAGTGCCTGCGCACCTCTTCGAAATGGATGGCAGCGATCGGCCCCGCATCCTGTGCCAGCTGGTCGAGCCAGCCCCGGAACCGCAGGTAACGCATGCCGCCGCCGTCATAGCGGCTGGGCCGGAACGAGACCGTGCCGCTGGCGATCGAACCGTCACGCGCTTGCAGGGCCCAGCCGGTGGTGGTGCCGAGGTCGAGCGCGAGGACAACAGGCAGCGCCGGGGGCGGTGCGACGATGGTGGTGGGGATCAGGGTCATGTGGGCCATGAGGGGCTCCTTTCGGTTGGGCTGCACGACAGGTCGGGTGGCAGCGTTTGCGGGGCTCATGGGTCGAGCTCCCGCAGCCAGTTGGGGATCGGGGAACGTCGGGAACCTCGCGCGGGAGGTTCCCCCGGAAGTTCCCCGGCATAACCCTCTGTTTTCACGGGGTTTGGGGAACCTCGGGAACCTGGGGAACCTTTTCCGGCATCTTCTTTCGCATGTGCGTGCGTGCGCGTGTGCGTAGGGGTTGAAAGAGGTTCCCCAGGTTCCCCTTTGCGCGTGATATCAACGGCTTGGGTCGGGGAACCTCTGGAAGAGAGGTTCCCCTCCGTGGGCCGAGGTTCCCCAACTTCCGGTTGCGCTGGCCCCGAACGGACCGGCCGGTCGGCACAGAGTTCCAGCTTCCAGCGGGTCGCCTTGTGCTCGATCCCGGCCTTGACGATGCGCACATGACGCGTGCCGAGCCGGAACACCCTGTCGCGCATCTTCTTGATCGCGATGCCGAAGCCCGTCTTCTGGGCCCGGCAGGGCGCTGGCGCCGGAGAGCGCGAGGAACGGATCCTCCTTCACCTGGTGCTTGCTGAGCTTCTTGGTGTGATGGACCAGGATGACCCCGCAGTCCGGGTCGATGTGGTCGCGCAGAACCTCGACCCGTTCCTTCAGGAAGAACATCATGGCAGTGTTGTCGTTCTCGCCGCCGCCATCCGGCCCGCCATCGAAGAGGTTCCGGATCGGGTCGACGCAGAGGATGTCGGGCGGCGCATCCGGGAATGCCGTCCGGATCGCACGGGCAACCCGAACGCTGCCCTCGTTGTCGAGCAGCATTTTCAGCTTGGGTGTGGCGACGAAGGTGTCGCGCGCTGCGGCCAGCACGTCGGGCGGCAGGGCGATCTGCTTCAGCCGCTCGCGCAGATAGTGATACTGGATCTCGGCCTGCAGGTAGAAGATCCGCAGCGGCCGTGGCGGGGTGAAGCCGAGGAACGGCACACCGGCGGCCATGTGGACAAGCCAGGAAATCAGCAGGTCGCTCTTGCCGACCTTGGGCGCACCGCCCAGCACCAGCAGTCCGCCCGGCGTCAGCACGCGGGGCGCGATGATGTCCTCGGGCATCGGGCTTTGATCGTCCAGCAGCGCGCCCAACGTGAAGGCGGGCATCTCGACCGGTCCCGGTGCGCCGGAGTCCAGCCGGATCAGAGGCGGGCCGTATTTCTCGACATGCCGTTCCCAGAGCCGCTCGGACTCCCGCTTCAGCCGCTCGACCGGCCACTGGGGTCGCAGCATCGCGGCGTTGTAGCCGCAGATGCCGATCCAGCCCTCGTCCTTGGTCATCCGGCCCTCGTGAACCATGCGGATGAAGTGCCCGATCGCGGCGGAGGCGCCCTCGAAGCGGGACCAGTCGTCCTGCGCCCCCTCCCGCACCGGCGTGACCAGCACCTCGTCCAGGATGGGCTTGTCGGGATGGGTGAACGCGGGCTGCAGGGACACGCCCGCCGCGGGCGGCATGTCGGTGACGGCTTCGATGAACTCGGCCAGATCGCGTTCCCGGTCGGCGTTCAGTTCGACGATCCGCACCTGCGTCTTGAGGTTGTTCTTGTAGTAGACCGAGCCCGCCACGCGGATCGGCTGATGGGCGGAGCGGAAATGCATGTCGCCGCCGACCTTTGCGGCGATGTCGCCGCGCAGACGGCAGACGCGCGCTATGTCGTCGCCCTCGGCGGGTTCGGTCAGCGCCCACCAGACGTGGCACTTGCGCTGCCCCTCGGCCGTCACGCCGCCGCTTTCCACCACCATGCTGGGAGCGCCAAGGTGGCGTTCGAGGTGCGCGCGCTTGGCGGCGATGTCACCGGTGTCGAGATCGACCACCACCGTCTGCATCTGCAGGATGTCGGCCGCCTTGGCCTGGCCGTGCGCGGAAACGGTGCCGGGGATGACGTAGACCGCGGCACCTTCCCGCGAGGCCCATGTTGCGAAGGTCGCCATCTTTTCGGGGGCGGAATGATCCGCTTCCAGCCAGATGTTGTGCGGCCGCCCGTCGATGCCCTGACCCTTGTCGATGAAGCTGCGGAGAGGGATCAGACCGTCGCAATACCCGAAGACGACCCGCATGAATTGCGCGATCTGCACAGGGTCGGGCTCGTCGCCGAAGACGTCGATCTGCGGCGCGGCATCGTTGAAGTCGCGCCACGGATTGAAATGGACGATGTTTTCCTTGGGCTCGTCGGGCGTGGTGTCGTCGCGCATGGCTGGCTCCTGGTCGTGATCGGATGGCTCGGTGGGCTCGTCGGTCATGCCGCCAGGCTCCAGCACCGCTCGGCATGGGCGCAGAACCGGCATTCGAAGAAGTCGCAGCTGGCGGCGATGCGGGGCAGCAGTTCGCCGGCGTCGGTCGCCTGCAGGATCCGCACGCCCCGATCGGACATGCGCTGCGCGAGATCGGCGTCGAAGGGCACCAGTTCGTGGTGCATCTCAGCCGTGTCCTTGTTGATCGACGTGAACAGCGCCGGGGCTGCGGAAATGCCCGGCACCGAGGGTTCCATGTAGGCCTGGTAGATCGCGATCTGGGCGGCATAGACGGGCTTGGAGACGGCGACCCCGTCCTTGACGCACGCCCTCCAGTTCTTCGCGTTCATCGTCTTGCATTCCCAGAGCGCCGGGGTGCGGAGACCGAGCGCGGCCGGGGCTGCGGCCACAATCCCGTCGACATGGCCACGGATTCGGCCGCCCGCGACGGAGAATCCGAACTGATCCCCATCGGGCCGATTGCCCTTGCGGGTGTAGAGGTCGAGCCCCGCCGCCCGCAGCCAGCGGATCGCCAGATCCTCGAGCTGATGACCGATCTCGAAGATCCGCAGAGTCTGGCCGCCGAAATCCGCGCCCTCATCCTTGGGCGCGCCCGCGAACTCGAATTGCAGCGCGCGTTTGCAGGCATGCCCCAGACGGGACGCGCCGAGATAGGTCCGCGGCGGCGTGGCCTCCCGCTCGGCGATCAGCGCGGCGTCGACCAGCGCGTTGATCCGCTCGGCCATGGAGGGGCGCGGGTTGAAGTCCAGCATCAGAACGGGATCTCCGCCTCGGCGGCGATGCGCGACATCTCGGCGCCATAGCCCTCCAGAACCTCCTCGATCAGCGCGGTGACCTCTGTTGCATTCAGATCCCGCAGCCGCTTGTCCCAGCCGATCTCCTCCATGGCGGTGCCGAGCCGCTTCATCACCATCGCTATGGCGAGGCGTTCTTCATCGGTCGTTCCCTGCATTGTCAGTCCTTTCCGGTGGCGCGCCGCGAAGACCGCCTGGCAGTGCATCGAGCAGAACCAGCGGTGTTCGCGAGGGCGCGGTCTGTTGGCGTTGAAGAAACCGAAGCCGCGCGCGGCGCGCAGGCAGACGGCGCATGGCTTGAGGCGCGGGTGCCAGAGCCGAATGCGCTCCGGGCAATCCGCAGGCGCTGCGGGCGGGGATGGGAATTGCGCGACATGATTCACGCCGCCCTCCGCTCGGGCTCGGCCGCCGTGACGAGGCGCCGGATGTCGCGCTTGTTGAACTGAAACGAGATCAGCGCGGAGG